CTGGACAAACTGTTTGAAAAGGCGCAGTTGGACTTTGCCGGCCTTAATCAAGAACCTTTCAATATTCTCTGCCGTGTTCGATATGCGGGTATCGTCCTGTTCCTGTAAGAGTCCGATGGCAACACCGGAGTTCACGCCAGATGGCACTGATGAATCCCTGGAAACCTCGGATACACCGGAAAGGATGGAAAACTCGGTTAGAAGCGTATGTTCCTCCGTCTCGAAGGCGTTTGGCAACGGCGGGTTCTGCACCTGCATGGGTGCTGTAAACCCTTTCCTGTAGACGTGTATCGCCCCTGGACTTGCCGCCTCATTCTCAAGCGAGACAATGTCTATCGAATCTTCCTCAACCAGCCACTGTCCTATAGCGGTCCGGTTCATGTACTCCGCTTTGCGGTTCCGTAGGGCATTGTAGCGCCGCTGTATTGGTATCAGGTGCTCTATGACAGCCTTGCCCCAAAAGCATCCCGGCCTTTGCAAGCAGACAAGGCGGACAAACGGGTATCCTGGCGTACCGTCCTCACCTGTCATAAAGGGCATCGGACCATGGTGCAGGAGTTTTCCGTTGGCAACAATAATTAAACGACCTTCCGGGTGCTGTCTTGTCGGTAGCTCCCAATACTCTTTGACGATCGCGTGGTCCTCCAGCTTAACGTTTTGGAGTCTGAAACCACCCTGGCCGTACCCAAGGCCGCCCAAACCTGTCATAGTCTTTTGATAGCGCTCCGACTCGGACTTTTCAGCAGCCACGCGGATTCCCCATGTCTCGAAAATGGTGTCTATGTGCATGGCCTTGGCATGGATGATGCTGCGGCAGGCATCAATGTCATTGCGCCAGCTTGAGTCAGGGTAAAACTCCTGGGGAGGTACGACAATAGTCTCACTATCACCCTCGCGGATTTCCACCGTCTCGCCCGTCTCGGGATCCTGCATGATGCCTATAACAGGTCCTTTGTTTGGGTTCCATACCCGTTTTTCAAGGACAGTGCCGCACACTTCCATCCAGGCTAGTTCTTCGGAAAACTTATCGCGCCATGCCTGTTCTGCGAAGTTGTTCTTCAGGAGCATAGTGCCAACCTTGGCCGCGTGCAAGTCAGCCTGTTCAGATGTCCCTGGTTTGACTTTTAAAAGCGGCTGCACCCGTTTCAGCTTCGATATGCGGACGTAGATGTTCGGCGCAATGTGGTTGAACGCCTCACGTTCCTGCCACTCGTACAGAAGCGGCATCTCTTCAAGGTTCATGCTGCCGGTGTTGATGTCAACATACTGGTTGCCCTCGAAGAATGCTTGGTTTAGCCGCCACTGCAACTCATGGGGACGCCTTTCCTCCTGCCGGCGTTTAAACTCGCGGTCAACAAGGTCAATTAAGGTCCTCTCGTCGATAGGTTTCTGTATTTCCGGCTGCCCCTGGTCATTTTGCTGGCCGAAAACCCTACCGCCTATGCTATTAATTGCCACTTTGAGTCCCTCGAACATCCTCGTTCACCGCCTCTGCCTGCTTTTTCTTAATAAAATTGGTACTTTTCGGAGGTGGCCTGCCTTTCATGGCCTGATATTCGCTTAAATCCCTCGCCATAATGCGGTTCAGGAGGTCTTTCCGTTCATTCTCATGCCTGTGCGCCTGAAAAACGAGTGTAGCAGCCATGATAAAGCCAAAAATGAGGGCTTCAATCATTACCGAACAGCCTCCCAATCTCTCTTCTATCCGAATCCTTCTCTTTTTCGTTCAGTTCTTCGTATGGCGCAGCTATCTGCCGTTCCCATCTCTCTACCATCCTGTTGTCAAACTTGTCGATCATCCACCGTGCCCAACCTGCCCAAATGCCGTGTATCCTGGAAGCTAGAATTTCCACCAATTCCGTGTCGTTTTGGATGATCCCCGCAACCTTTTGCAGCTTCTGTTCGGGTGTTAAATCTGCAAAAAGGCGTTCTACCGGCACATGCGGCAGCAATTCATCCGGTATTTTCTCTACAATAGACTTCGCGCAGCCGTCACAGACAGCCAAAAAGCCCGGGTTTGCAATACTGGCCGGATTAGGCTGGCCTATCAGGTACTTAGCTATCTTTCTGTCATGGGTTCCAGGGGTGTTCATCATCTCACAGAAGCGAGATGTAAACGGGTTTTTGATGAATTGTGTTGTACTCATAGAAGCCCTCCTTCTCTTATACAATCCTTTTCCTACGTTTCCTCAGCCTTGCCAGCCGTTCCTTATCCCGCTGAAACTCCGTTTTCTCCGGCTCCGGCGGTTTGGAGTGGCGGACATGCCAAGCAACCAAAGCGTACCCAATAGCGTCATAGGGGTTGGTGTAGATATGCGGTTCTTCCGATACTTTTTCGGCATCCTTATCGTCAACCACAAGGTTTGGAAGCGCTTCAATTAGCGTCGTACAGGTGGAAAATATCTGCAACTTGGCTATAGTCCTGCCCGTCCGTTCGTCTTCAAAAGGCTTCAGGTACTCATGCAGGACGGCTTTCCGTGCCTTTCGCGCCACGTTTTGCTCCGTGGGAGGTGGCATACAGCCGGTTAGGCCGCCCTCGATGTAGCAGTCCACGATAGACTTTCCATCGCTGGGGTTCTTGCCCGTGGAAAAGGCCCGTCCCACACGGTTCCAGGCATCCCGGCCTACTACCGTAAAGGATATATCCTCATTCTTGGACAGCCGCATAACCTCCCTGGCCTGATCTGAGTACGTCACCCTGGGATCCTTAGGATCGCGGGTATACTCACGATAGCAATAGACAATGCCATCCGGTGATACCGCCAGCCAGTACCAGGCGAAGGGGTCGGCATAGCCCGGGTCGTTCCCCCTCCACCGACGCCACCAGGGAGGTATCTCGAATGGCCGGCAGACGTGTATCTCCGACGAAAACTCCGGGAATGCAGTACCCTCACCGGCCGAGAGGGCCTCCTCCGGTGTGGCCGGGTACTCCTGAAGATATGAGTTAGGCAGATCCCGCTTAGTCTGCTCGTACCACTCCTTGGTACGCCGGGGATCCGTCCACCAGGGTAGAAATACCCTGGCGAAGGAGTTAAGCCCCTTCACAGAGGCTGTCCATATACTTTCAAACAGGCTGCCACGTTTGTTTGTGGACAGCCCTATCACCTGGCCACCGGTCGGACGGTTAACCGTGGGATATGTACTGCTCCAAATCTCATCCGCCCATTGCTGGAAGGCCCATTCATCCAGTATGAGCAGGTTAGCCGTCAATGAACGGCCCGATCCCGGCGCTGACGTCATGCTCTTAATCGTAGCCGCCTCATGCCCCGGGTGATGGATAGTAACTATCTGCGTAGTTGACTCCCATGTTGGCCCGATAAACTGCTGTAACCGCCTCTTTTTGGCACTTACACGCTCCTGTACCATCCAAGGGGGAAGATGGCGTAGGATAAACTCAACACGGCGCACCAGCTCCTTAGCATCATCCTCAGTCTTGGACAACGCTATCACTGTATACCCCGAGGTAAATACCATCCGCCATACAGCGTAGGCCAGCACAAGCCAGGTGACGCCCAACTGACGGGCTTTCAGGAGTATGTTGAGCCGGTTTGCAAGGATAGAGTCCAGCGCCTGAAGCTGTAGCGGCCAAAGGCTAAAACGAATGGCTACGCCATCCTCTGTCCCCGCCTCGTCCTTGTTTTCGATGCGTACCCAGCGCTGTATAAATGATGCGCAGTCTGCGGCGCAGGTATCCAGCTCCGCCACAATGCGCAGGTGTAGGTTTTCGGTGTCAGTGTATTCAGTTGGTTTTCTTCCCATGCTGTTCACGGTACCTCTCTACCACCCAGGCCGGCATGACCTCGTCGAAGTGCTTCTGAAAAATCAAGTACAGGTTCAGTGGTATCCTGTTCGTGCTGCAAAAATATATCGGATTTACGTATAAGCTGTTTTCCACCGTGCCTCTGGTTTCAACTGTTACCCGCGCCAGGATACCCAGGCGGATCATCTTCTCCACAAACCGATATGTCTGCCTAGTGCTCATCCGCAGGACGTCCGCGATCATTTCTATTGTATAGGGCCTCACTCCGCCATTACCACGGTATCCCAACATGTTCGTGTTGGACCAGATTTTCTTTGCCAGGCGAGCCATGCGCCCGATTTCCAGGTCCGTCATTTCCGGCGGGAAATCAACGTCATGGAAGGACTTCGAGAAGCTCTTCCGCGCCCAAAAGAGGTAGCCTTTACCCTCGTCGAATACTGCCGGATACTCACGCTCCTGCACCTGCCTGACCGTATCACCCTCGATATACAGCGTCCTTTTTATCACCACTTACCACCCCTGTAAAATCCTGGGATTGTCATTTGAGAGTAAAAAAAGGGG